GCTACACAAATTATGCCAATGTTATATCAAACTCCAGAAACTAAGAGTATTATTAATCCTGTTTCGGGATTTAACATTGCTAAGCAAATGATGGATGAGATTGGTGTCGAAAACTGGACTGACTTTATTGTCGACCCAGCAACACCACAAGGCCAACAGCAAGCACAAGCTGTAGCTCAACAACAGCAAGCAGCAAGTGCTGAAGAGCAGAAAGAGCATGAAGTAGAACAACAGTAACTTATGTTGACTCTGCAAAAGCAAATGGCTGATATTCAGAAGAAGCAAGCTGATATGGAGCTAGATAGAGCTAAGTTCGAGCATATGGTTGCTAAGGACAAAGCAGAGATCGCTTTAGAAATACAAACAGGGAAACCTACTAAGATTGGTAATTAATTCATAAAACGGAGGTCAAATGGATAAAATAGAACTAGGGACCCATGCCAAAATGATTATAAGTAATAAAGCTTATGACATAATCTTTGAGAAAGTTAAAGAGAAATATTTGGCGGCATGGAGTCAGACAGGTTCACATCAAACAGAGCTGCGAGAAACTATTTATAATACTGTCGTAGCACTAATAGATGTGAAGAAAGAAATAGAATCGTTAGCGGTTGCTGGCGATAATGAAACATTCAAAAAAGAACAGGAGGATCTAAATGGATGAGTTTACACTAGATGACTTGGAGATGTTCAAGTTAGAACAAAAAAATATACTACGTGAAATGCGCGGAGCAAGAAACCGCGGGGGACACGGTCCCGTTATTAGACAACTACTCGAAAAACTTACCTCAGTGCAGATTCTTATTGCACATTTTGAGGATATAGTTGAGCGTGAGTCTAAAAAACAGGATGTTAAAAAGGTTAATAAGGCGGCGGCACCTACTAAGAAAGCTGCTGCTAAATAAAGAATAATCTATAGGAGGATTATATAATGTCAGAGAATTTAGAAACTACCCTAACAAATAGTCGGGATGTTAATGTAAATTTGGTTGATGCAGATGTAATGTTAGAAGGTCTAGCGGGCGAATTTTTTGGTGATGAACCAGAAGAAGATCTACCCAGCGACGATATTGATAACGAAGTGGAGGACGCAGCAGAGAGTGATGAAGCTGAGGCGCCCGAGACTGAACTATTAGAAGACGAAAGTAACGACGATGATCTAGAAACTGAAAAAGAAGAGACTGAGGAAGACGCAGATGACTCTGAAGAAGAAGTAGAAGATGGCGAAGAACTAGATATGGAATACGAAGTACCAGTTAAGATTGATGGTGAAGAGTCGACTGTATCTATGGCCGAGTTAATCAAAGGTTATCAAACTGCTCAAAGCTCTAACAAGAAATCCATTGAAGCCAGTGCACAGCTAAAAGAAGCTAAAGCACTTGCAGAAGAAGCTACTACGCTCAAATCTCAAAATGCTGAATTGCTTGCTAATCAAATTGATTGTGACGCAATACAGTTAGAAGCGTATGATCGTAAGATACAGCAATTAATAAATGATGATGATATGTTCGAATTGCCTAAATGGCAAGAAGCTAGACGTAATAAAGCTAAAGAACTTGAATCTAAGAGGAACGAAGCTACACGTCTTAAAGACGAAGCTAATTCTGAAAAGACTCAAGCAGACGCAGCTACGTTACAAGCAAATAAAGAACAAGCTATTTCAACATTAGATACGGATCTACCAGGCTGGCAAGATAACTACGAATCCGTGGTTAACTGGGCAGTAAAAGACTTAGGTTTTCCTGAGTTTGCAAACGTTATAGACCCTAAAGTAATTGCATTAATGTATGATTATAAAGCTTTAAAGGACAGCAAGAAAGTTGCGGTTCAAAAGCGTAAGAAAGCTCCTACTAAAAGTGTTAAGGCGACTAAGCCTGTGAACAAGAAGGCTAAAACTAATGAGAAAGAAAAGGAGTTACGCAAGAAAGTCTTATCAGGGGACGCTACAGAGAATCAATCTGATTCTTTCCTAGCGGGACTGGTAGACGGAATGTTTGACAATTAATCTTTCTTATCTCTTAACAATTGTAATATTTTATAGGAAAAATTAAAATGGCAATATTTAGAACGGAAGATACCAAGGGTAAAAAGGAGGACTTGGCATCTTTTATAACTATGATTACCAGAGATGAAACCCCGTTTTTATCTTCTATCGGTAATAAAAAAGCTACAGCCGTTTTTCATGAGTGGCAAACTGATGAGCTAGCAGCACCTGCTGCAAATGCTCAAGCTGAAGGTTCAGACTTTTCAGCATCAGCTGTTGCAAGTACCAGCACAGCCCGTGTTGGTAACTACTCTCAGATCCTTACTAAACACATCCAAGTTTCTAAGACTCTTGACAGTGTTTCTAAGGCTGGGCGCAACTCTGAGTTTGCGTATCAAATGAAGAAGAAAGGTACTGAGCTTAAGCGTGACTTAGAGCACGCACTAGTTGGCGCACGTCAAGTAACTAACGGCTCTGGCGGAGCTGATGGTGTTGGCGCGAACGCTGGTCGTACTATGGGCGGATACCAATCTTGGGTCCCTGCATATAACACATGGAACGTTTCTGCGGGTACTCCGGGATTTGCGGGTGGTAGTCATACAGCTGCGGCTGGTACTGCTACTGGTCTTCCAAGTGCCTCTGCTACTGCCGGTACTCACTCACTTGCTTTAAGTGACGTTGACGAGGTAATGCAAAGAGTTTACGAAGAAGGTGGAAAGGCAACAGTACTAATGATGTCTCCAAGCAATAAGCGTTCTTTCTCAGCTCTAGCTCAAGCAGCTAGTAATGTCAGACGTAATATTGACGAAATAGGTTCACTTAGACAATCTGTTGAACTTTATGAGTCAGATTTCGGTATAGTAAAAGTAATTCCTAACTACATTCAGGGTCTAGCTACTAGCGTAGACATCTCTGATGGAGTTGAAGGTACTACTGACGTTATAGTCTATGACCCATCTTGGTGGGCTATGGCTAACTTGCGTGCTCTTCATACAACAGATGTAGGTCAGAAAGGTGACTCTACAGTAGGTATGATGGTTGAAGAGACTACTCTTGAGTGTCGCAATCCGTCTGGTTCTGGAATGATTTCAGGACTAGGGGTAATAGTTTCTTAATTATTAGAAATTAAATACCAATAAGGGGGTCCTTTATGGATCCCCTTTTTTTTATTCGAGTGAGGAAATGATGGAATTTATTAAATATGACTATGGAGCCAATGGTGAGTATATAGCTGAACAAGAAGTAAACACTTACTTAGATTATGCAAAAAAATCTAGATCTGTAAGTAGAGATACATTTTCTAATAAGAAAACCAATTATCGTAGTTTAGCAATAGTTCCCGATATAGTTTCTGTAGATATATTTAATAAATTTGGATTAGACATCCACTCACCTGATAATGATCAAGATGCATTATCAAAGATAGCAAAAATAATAAAAGCATATTACCCTAACTTATTGACGAGTAGTATGATTAACAGTGTAATTAGGAGATAATATGGCATCAATACAAGACCAAGTTACTTTGAGAACTGGCGTAGCCGATTGGTTGAATAGGTCAGATCTAACCGATGCTCAAATAGATCAATTTATTGAGATAGGTGAATCAAGTATATATGATGAATTGAGAATACCAACTTTAGAGGCTTTAAATGGTTTCTCAGTTGTGGCTGCAAATTCAAGTATAACAATCCCAGAAGGATTTTTGGAGGTTATAGAATTGAAATATGTTCAAGGTGGAACTTGTTCAGTAGCACC